CGACGCTACTTTACTAGTACCGATGATAAAGGAGTACATGGAGATAGGTGTTAAAAATGATGAACACCTCATCAAACTAGCTACTGTAATACAGAGGTTAGAAATAGCAGCTTCTAAGGGAGAGACGGGGGAATTCGACCTCTCCGAACTACAGGATTTATTAGAAGAGTCTGAACAAGCACAAGAAGAAGTCAAAGATATAGGAACCACAGAAGAAGGTAACGAAGAATAAATATGTTTTCTCCTAATTACTTAGTACCAGAAGAATCATCCCTACAGGGAACATTTGCAGCTAGAGTTGCTCACGTAGTTCTAGATGAATCAGACGAGATGTATTCTGACTATGGTAAGCAAAATTCTATAGGATGTATATTCTATATACCTATTGGAGTAGATTATGAAAAAAAAGATTTAAGAGATCTACCTTTTGCTAAACCCCTAGACAGCTCAGTAAGAAGGTACCCTTTAAATGAGGAGATAGTATTGATCACATCAGCACCCAGTAGTATATTGACAGATAGAGATAAATCAGCTTACTATACTAGAATAGTTTCTATCTGGAACAACCCTAATCATAACGCTTTTCCTGCTGGTGATGACTTAGAGCTGGGATACAACATTGACGAGCAAAGAGTATCACCCCTGCAACCTTTTTACGGAGATGTAATACTAGAAGGTAGGTCGGGACAGACTATAAGGTTCGGAGGAGAAGAACATCCAAAAAACATATATACTAAAGATGATAATAAAGGAAAACCTTTTATTATTATATCTAACGGCCAGGTACTTAAGACCGGTGGTAACGACTTTACTGAGGAAGATATAAATAAAGACGACTCAACCATCTTTATAACCTCAGATCATACGGTACCATTAAAGCAGTCTAGAACTAAATATAAAGCAGCCGATATAGAACCTACAGATGCAAGTAAGTATAAAGGAAAGCAGATAATACTTAATAGCGGTAGGCTTTATTTTAACAGCAAAAATGAAGATATATTATTTTCTGCAAAAGAATCTTTCGGAGTAACAGCTAAAGACATTAGTCTTGATGGAGACAAATATGTTGCTATTGATGCTAAAAAAATACTCTTAGGAGAAAAGGCAAGATTATATGAATCGCAACCTGTAATATTAGGTGATAGTTTAGAGTACTTATTAGATGACTTATTTAACGCTTTGAAGGGAGTAAGTAGAGCAATGGCTAAAGCACAAGCAGGAGGAAAGCCTGTAACTTCTTTAATGAAAGAAGCACCTAAGCTAAGCGGAATAGTAAGACAGCTTAAAAGAAGGATTAATCCAAGTGGTAAATCTGATTTAAAATCTAAAAAAACATTTACTGAGTAATGCCACACGGATTATTAAAAGAATTTAAAAGTAACTTATCAGGTATAGTAGCTATGGCCTTAGGAAGATTAGAATCCTATGCTATAGAGTATGCTACTAGAAAGGTTAACGAAATAATTAATGCATTAAGAGATAAGTGTCCTCCACCTGCTGTACTTAATCAGTTGAGTAAAACAGTAAATAATATTAGAAAAGTAATAACTAAGGTAGATAGTAGAATAGATAAGTTTGCACAGATACCTAAGAAATTAGATAAACCCATTAAAGGAGGTAAAGTAGCAGTACAAATACTATCACACCTACCAGTACCATCAGCAATAGGTACACCACCAGGTCCTGCTGGAGGGTTAATACTAGCAGTAAAAACAGGAAAGATACAAACTCTATCAAGTCTATTAGTATGGACTAGAAAGATGGTTGAAGTGTTAGAAGATGATCAAAAAGCAATTAAACTTCTAATAGAAGATAGTAATACTATTTTTAGCCCAATAAAGCAAAGGCTAGATACTATTGATAGACTTCTACAGAGATGTGCTGAGAACCCAGATCTTTCACAAGACGATAGAGATAAGATACTTGAAGGACTAAATGTACCAAGGAAAGGTACTTTAGAACCTACCTCATACACAGGTCAAAACGGTAGAGTTTATAACATAGAGGTAATACAAGATATAAACGCTCCAGCTATAGCTCCAAAAAGGATTGCAATAGCTAAAGACTTTAGGGGAATAGTAGTTTTAAAAGGAGAATCTTCTTTTGCTAGCGACCCTCAAGTACTGATTGACGAATTAAAATTAAGAATTGACAACCAACTTCCATAACTTAACTATTTATTAATATGAAGACTAATGAACTTAGAAAACTTATAAGAGAAGAAGTAAAGAAAGCAGTTAAAGAAGAGTTACAAGATATGCTCAACGAAGCAGTAAAATTTGCTAGTACTCCGAATAAGACTGGTGTAGGTAATTCCTACAGACCAATTACTCAAAAAGACATAAAGAGAACCTGGTCTACTGGCCCTCTTAACCCTGGAACTATTCCTTTAGAAGAAATGCTCCAGCAAACTAAAAAATCAATGACAGGTGAAGACTACAATAACGTAGTATCTTCAGACTCTTCTATGGTTAGAAAACCTAACTTTGCAAGCGGTATGGCAGCTAATATGGGTATGACTGAAAACTCAGGACCTAAAGCCGGTATAGATATAAGCAAATTAGATTTTGTAAAAAATGCAAAAGCAGTATATGATATGTCTATGAAGAAAGATAAACAAAAAGGCGGAATGATATAATTATGGCGTTTGAGATAAAAAAAATTAACCCGTTAGACTTAACTCCTAGTAAAGGAGTTGGAGTATCTTTACCGTTTTCAGGGAATGCAGTATTTAATACAACCTTTGAAACTAAAGATGCTATAAAAGCTAATTTGATTAATTATTTTTTAACAGCTAAAGGTGAACGTTACTTTAACCCTTCTTTTGGAGCAGGATTAAGAAACTTATTATTTAGTAATATAGATGAATCAACTTTAGATGAAATTAGAATAAATATCTTGGATGATTTAGAAAAATTCTTTCCTAGAGTACAGGTTACAAGTTTAGAGTTGATACCACAAACTGACAGTAATACTATAGTTTTCAGTATGAAATACGCAATAGCTGATTCTAACATATCTGATGAAGTAGTAATAAATTTTAACAAGTAATGGCACAAGAAAGAATAGTAAAATATATTAATAAGAATTTTGATGACTTTAGGTCACAACTTGTAGAGTATGCTAAAAGCTACTTTCCTGATACTTATAATGACTTTGACGCTACCTCTCCCGGTATGATGTTTATTGAAATGGCATCGTATGTTGGAGACGTACTATCATTCTACCAGGATACACAACTACAAGAAACTTTTTTAACTTATGCAAAAGATCCCAAAAATCTTTTTAACCTAGCATACATGATGGGATATACTCCAAAAGTTACCGGAGTATCTGAAGTAGATATAACTATAACTCAAACAGTAAATGCTAACGGATCATACTTACCTACCTGGACTGCAGCAGCAGCACTACCAGCTAACTCAGTAGTTAAAGCATCAGATGCATCAGCTACTAATTTTATTATTCAAGACCCGGTAGACTTTCAATTTAGTAGCTCTTATAACCCTACTATAGTTGAAATAGCTACTTTAGACGGAAGCAATAATCCTGCAACCTTTAAACTAACTAAGACAGTTAAAGCATTTTCCGGTAAAGTAAAAAGTAAAACGTTTTCAGTAAGTAATGCAGAGAAATTTAAAACACTAACTATATCTGATGATAATATAGTTCAGGTATTAGAAGTAACAGGTAGTAGTACCGGTGATAGTTATTTTGAAGTTCCTTTCTTAGGACAGGATACAATCTTTGATGACGTATCAAACAGCAGCTCAGACTCAAACAATGTTCCTTATGTTTTAGCACTTAAAAAAGTACCTAAAAGATTTGTAGCTAGATTTAGATCTAATGGTAATTTAGACCTTCAATTTGGAGCCGGAACATCAGATAGCGATGATTCTGTTATTTTACCAGACCCTACTAATGTCGGTAGCGGTACCAACCAGGGGATAAATAGAATAGACTACGCTTATGACCCCTCCAACTTCACGTATAGTAAAGCTTACGGAGTCGCCTTAAACGAAGGAGTTACAGTAAAGTATTTAGTAGGAGGAGGAGCAAGCTCTAACGTACCAGCAGGAACTATAACAAATAAGAACTCTATAGTACCTACTCGAGGAACATTAGCTTCTTTATCTTTTACAAACGAAAGACCAGCTGCAGGAGGAAGAGATGGAGACTCAGTAGAAGAATTAAGAGAAAACTCTCTTAGGTCGTTTAGCGAACAAAGTAGAGCTGTAACACTACAGGACTATACTGTTAGAGCTTTATCACTTCCATCTAAGTTTGGTAGCATGGCTAAAGTATATGCTACTCAAGACGAATTAACAAATACTAATACAACAGATGCTATAGTTGATAATAATCCATTAGCACTTTCACTTTATGTATTAGCCTACGATAACGATAAAAAACTTACTTCGGCAACATCAACCTTGAAAACTAATCTTAAAACCTATCTAGCTGAATATATGATGATATCAGATAGTTTAAACTTTAAGGATGCTTTTGTTGTTAATGTGGGGATAAATTACGATATTATAGTAAGACCTAATTTTGCAGGTCGAGATGTTCTACTAAACTGTAACTTAGCACTACAGGATTATTTTAATATCGATAAAAGAAATATTAACCAAACTATTAATATATCAGAACTATATCTTATATTAGATAAAATAAAAGGAGTACAGACAGTACAGAATATAGAAATTATAAATCTAAATGGCGGTAACTATTCACAATATGGATACGACATCGAAGGAGCAACTAGAAATAGTATAGTATACCCTTCTTATGATCCATGTATATTTGAAGTAAAGTTTCCTAATGCAGATATTAAAGGAAGAGTAATAACAAGATAAAATGGCAGTATATAAAATATTTCCCGAACAAGATACTTTTATCTATACTCAAGTAGTAACCGGTAATGCTGGATACGATGAGATATTAGAAATAGGTGGTTATAATATACAAAACATTGGACAGTCTTCAAGAGCATTGATACAGTTTAAAACTTCTGAAATAGTAAACACTGTTAACAGAACTATAGCAACTGGATCTTGGAGCGCTAGCTTAGATTTATCACTAGCATCTGGGTATGAAAATCCTGCAACACAGTCCATATATGTTTACCCTTTAGCCCAGCAATGGGAAGGAGGAGTAGGAAAATTTGGAGACGAACTAGGATCTTCTTTAACTTCACAAAGTGCTGATAAATCAGGCTGTTCTTGGAGATATAGAAAAGCAGAAGAAACCGATGCATGGACATTAACTAGCTTTCCTACCGACGTTACTGGCTCTTATAATGGTACTTACCCTGGGGGAGGTAGCTGGTTCTCTGCTTCAAGTGC